CCAGTCTATTGTTAATGTGCAGATATATTCAAGTTAAAGGAAAACAAAATGACGCAAAGAATTTTAATTACAAACGACAACGGGGCTTCTATTGGAGTCATCGTTCCCTCTCCACAACACACGGCTGCGTTCTGCATCAAGGATATACCAGTAGGCTCTAAGTACAGGATTGTAGACACTGCTGATGTACCCTCTGACAGAACATTTAGAGATGCTTGGGAAGAGACAGATGTAGCTGACTGGGTGGTGAAAGCATAATGGCTAGCTCAGTAGTATCAGATAACTTTGAAACGAGTACAGGTGCTATCCCTACTCTAGGTGGGGATTCTGTAGAGACTAGGTTATGTTCTGCATGGGTAAATTTTGATGGTACGGGAACACCTGCTATTAGAGCGAGCTATAATGTTAGTTCTATCACTGATAATGGAACTGGTGACTATACAGTAAACTTTACCACTGCAATGGCAGATGCTAATTATGCCATAGCTGGTATGGCAGTTCCTGGTAATGGTAGGTTTCTTTCAGAATTTGCTGGAGGAACTTTAAATACAGACACTGCTTTTTCTAATAGAACAACTAGCTCTGTAAGAGTTGCTTTTCATGCAGGGTCACTTGTTTATGATAGTGATACAACAAGTATAATAATTTTTAGATAAGGAAACAAAATGACAATTACAGTAAATAACACCAAAGCAGCAGAGATTACAAAGGATGCTATTCGCGTATATCGTAAACCTTTACTAGAAGCACTTGATGTTGACTACACACGAGCAGTAGAAGTTAATGGTGATACCTCAGCTATCGTAGCCAGCAAACAAACACTAAGAGATATGACAGCTACTGCTGATGGCAAGAGTGTTGATGAGTTAAAGGCTATTGTTGAAGGGTTAGTCTAATGGCTAGCGTAATAAGAGGAAGTGATAACTTTGATACTGGTACAGTTGGTAAAGTAGTTCAAGTAGTTGAATCTATCCAATCAGGGGTTATTAGTACGACAGCTACTTCTATGACCGTATTTGGGACGGGTGCTTCAATAACACCTACCTTATCTACTTCTAAAATATTAGTTACAATAACTTGTTCTTTATCAGCTAGCACTGCTATACAAGTACCAGTTTCAATATTTAGAGATGCTACTAATCTAACGGCGGCTGGTGATAATGGTATGGTGGAAATGCTTATATCAAGCAGCTCTGATACAAAAGAAGTTACAGTAAGAAAGTTAGATGCACCTAGTACTACATCCGCTATTACTTATAAATTAGGTGTGTATGCGTCAAGTGGTACTGTATATTCAGGGAGACGTGGAGATTCTACTGCTTGGAATAAAGGTTCAATTAATATTACATTGATGGAGATACTAGCATGAATCATCAAGCTATTTATAACACCCATAAAAATGTCAATAGTATTAGTGAAGATGCATATGATGCTAAGGGTAACATAGTAGTTCTAGACAAAGACTTAATCACAGTAGAAGTAACCCGCCTCCAAGCAGAATACGATAGCAAACAATACTCACGAGACAGGGCAAAAGCATACCCAACTCTAACCCAACAAGCTGACATGGCTTACTGGGACAGACAGAATGGTACAACTACTCTTGATGATGCTATCACTGCGGTTAAAACTAAGTATCCAAAAGGAAATGATTAGTGGATATTTTGATAGTGTTGGCTTCAGTTGCAGGGGGCCTAGTCCAATACAACACTAAAAAACTTTCTGGTAAAAGGCCGAAGGGAGGGCATATTAAGTGGTTGGTGGAACGTAATAGGGCAAGGAGAGAGTTGTTTTTAAACATAGTAATCGCACTGGTCTCTACTGTCTTTTTTATACCACCACTAATTGAGTCCTGCGCTATACCTCCAACATTCTCGTATGCAATTGCTTTTGTGATAGGCTACTCAGGAGTTAGGTTGTTGCCTGCCATAGAGAAAAAGATTTCATCTACTCTAGACAAGACTTTAAAATAAATAACAAAGGTTAGCCAACAATGAACGAACATGACTGCGCGGTTATAGAGACTACACTTAAAGAACATACTAGAGACATTCAACACTTCTACAATAAGCTAGATAGAATGGATGATGACTTAGACTCAATCAAGGCAAGCCTTAACCAGATTAAATGGTTAGCAACTGGTGGGCTAGCATTTTATGTAATAGATAACGTAGGTTTACTGGAGGCATTAACAAGATGATTTCTTTTATAGCAAACGTAGCCCCTATTCTTTTAGGCTTTCTAATGAAGCTATCAGCTATTAAGTCACAACAGGCTTCAGACGCACATAAGATGATGCTAGAGGCTATGACTGTTAAATCTAATATCATGAGTAAGGCTAGAGGTCAATCGAACCATGAGAGCCCTATGGCAGCTCTTAACAGACGTGTACTAATCTTTGTTATTTTAGGTATGGTAGCAGTCTACCCACTAGCAGGACTCCTTGGGGTAGATACTACTATCCCTGTTGTTAAGGAGGGGTTCTCTTTCTTAGGACTCTTTAAAGCTAGTGACACAATAGAGATGGTAAAGGTAGAGGGTCTATATAAGTTTGATGAAATATTCTCTTGGTGTTCTCTAATAGTAGAGTTCTACTTTGGTTCTCAAATAGCAAAAGCATCTTAATAAAAATAAACCTTGACAAACTTGTCTAAATGTGATATAATATATAGGAATTTAAATGACTCACTTAGAAATAGTAAACAAACTACTAATTAGATTAAGAGAAAGAACAGTTGGTACTGTATTAGAGACAACATACTCATCTCTTCTCTCTTATCTAGTTAATGATGCAAAGGAGCTAGTAGAGTCTACATGGAATTGGTCTGCTCTACGTAATACTTTATCGGCTACTACCACAGAGGACATCTTTGCATACGAACTAAATGGTACTCAGAACAGCCTAACAGTCTTAGACGTTCTTAATGATACTGATAACTTCTTTATGGAGTATAAGACTGCTCATGAATTTAATAAACTTTTCCTAGCTACTACTCCTGAGAAGGGGTCCCCTAGGTTTTATAGTTTTAACGGTATCTCTTCAGATGGGGATACACAAGTAGATGTTTACCCTATTCCTAATGGAGCCTATGACTTGAGGTTTAATATTGTTCAAAGGAATCAAGAGTTAGTTGAAGACTCTGACAAGCTAGTCGTTCCAAATAAACCAGTAGAACTACTAGCCTACGCTATGGCAATTGAAGAGCGTGGTGAGGATGGTGGTGTATCCTCTAGCTCTGCTTTTAGTAAAGCTCAACAATCCTTAAGTGATGCAGTAGCCCTAGACTCTGCCAAGCACATAGAAGAAACAAGGTGGTACTCAGTATGAGGGCAAGGTCCGTATTTAAAGCCTCTCTAGCTACTTCAAACGAAGTCATCTATACAGTCCCTAACAACACTGATGCTAAGTGGTTAATGACTTTTGCTTCTAACTCAGCAGGTTCTACAACTAGCAATGTTATTATTAAAGTAAGAGCCACCCGTAAGAATACAAGTAACGTTGATGTAGAACAAATCGTTGTGGTACTTGGGTCTAAGTCTTTGTCAGCAGGAGAGCATATAATCTTAGGGGATGGTAACTTTACATACCTAGAAGCAGGTGATACAATCGAGGGAAGTGCTGGTGCTACTGGCGTAGGTGTTATCCTTACCTTAGAAGAAACTACTGGAATAGTGAGTACACGATAATTATGGCTAAACCATTACAACCAATGACATTAGAAGCTCCAGGCTTTCTTGGGTTAAACACTCAAGACTCAGGGGTTACCTTGCAAGAAGGTTTTGCACTACAAGCTGATAACTGTTTAATAGATAAGTACGGTAGACTAGGCTCTCGTAAAGGTTGGGCTTATCGTACTAGTAAGAGAGACACAGTAGCTGGTGACAATGTAGGGTTAAACCTACTAGGAGCTCACAACTTCATAGACCTTGCTGGCACAAGCACTTACCTAACTTGGAGTAGTACTCTACTGTTTAAAGGGTATGAAGATTTATTAACCATAACCCCCACTACAACTGACACGATATCCGCAGGGGGTTGGCAAGCTGCTACCTTAAACGATAGTGCGTACTTCTTCCAGAGAGATTATAAACCTCTATACTATACAAATGAAACAACTGCTAGTGAATTTAAATCTATCGATACTAAAACTGGCTTTACTGGAGCTGCTCCAAAAGCTAATGCCGTTCTTTCCGCTTATGGAAGGTTGTGGGCTGCTGATACCTCGTCTAATAAGACTACTGTATACTTTTCAGATTTACTAGATGGCTCTAAGTGGGGTTCTGGTAGTGCTGGCTCCCTTAACATTGCAGGTACATTCAGTACTAATAGCGATACTATCGTAGGCTTAGGTGCACACAACGGTGCTTTAATTGTATTCTGTAAAAACTCTATTGTTATATTTAAAGATAATGATTCCTTCCAAGGTAGCTTTGATGTAACTACACTTCAGTTAGTAGAGACTATTGAGGGTATCGGATGTATCTCTAGGGATAGTATACAAAGTACAGGTACTGACATCTTATTCTTATCTAGTACAGGAGTTAGAAGTTTAGGTAGGACTATTCAAGAGAAGTCTCAACCACTACGAGATATCTCTAAGAATGTGAGGGATGACTTAGCAACATTGGTAGACAATACTGCTGACCCACAAAGTATAAAAGCTGTCTACTCCCCAACTTCAGCCTTCTACTTACTAGCCTTTCCTAGCTCTAAGGCTGTGTACTGTTTTAATACTAAGGCTATCCTTGAGGATGGTTCATACAGAGTCACCACTTGGAATAACACAACCCATACTTCATACTTATATGACAACCTTAACAAGAGGTTATTGACTACACAAGCAAATGGTATAGCAGAATACTTTGGTTATCAAGACAATGGTGTTTCGTATAGGTTTAGTTACTTTACAAACCACTCAGACTTAGGTCAAAGTGCTAACACTAAAGTTGTTAAGAGAGTAGGTACAACCTTGATTGCTCCAGAAGGTCAAACCTTTGTTGTTAAGGTAGGGGTAGACTACTCTGAGAACTACACCTCATACCCTTTTGTCCTTTCAACAACTGGTACTGTTTATGAGTACAGTTCGTCTGAATATGATATTGCAGAGTATAGTGGTGGTACGAGGATAGAGAATGTAAAAGCTCCAGCAGGTGGTAGTGGTGTTGTACTACAAGCTGGTATTGAAGCAGAGATTAATGGTGCGCCATTCAGTGTGCAACGATTAGATGTTTATGTTAAATTAGGTAGGGTAATCTAAATATGTCAAATTATATAAAGAGTACGGATTTTGCAGTAAAGGATGGGTTACTTACAGGGAACCCTTTAAAGATTGTCAGTGGTACAGAGATTAATGATGAGTACAATGCTATTCAAACTGCTGTAGGGACAAAGGCAAACACCTTATCCCCTACACTGACGGGAGCCCCACTATCCCCAACAGCAGCAATAGGTACTAACACAACTCAAATAGCTACAACTGCTTTTGTAACAAATCACATAACAGCACCAACAGCAGCTACAGGAACCAACACTACTCAAATAGCTACAACTGCTTTTGTAGCTGCTAGTCAAGGAACAATTGCTAGTCAAGACTCTGATGCTGTAGCTATCACTGGTGGAACTATCACAGGTATTACTGACCTAACGGTAGCCGATGGTGGTACAGGTGCTTCTACACACACTGCAAACAGTGTACTTATTGGGGAAGGCACTTCTGCTATCTCATCTGTTGCCCCTAGCACCTCTGGAAATGTATTAACATCTGATGGCACAAACTGGGCAAGTACTACTCATAAATCTATCGGTGTTGACCAGACTTGGCAGGATGTTACCAGTACAAGGGATGCTGGAGTAACTTATACTAATTCTACGGGCAGTCCTATACAAGTTGCAATTGCAGTATACAGAGTTGCTTCTGCAGGGACTACATATATGGTTATAAATGGTCTTAATGTAGGTAGGTGGAGTACTACGGGTACGAATGATGTTGGAACTACCCAAACTCAAACATACATAATCCCTAATGGTGTTACATATAGTCTTTCTGGAGGAAGTGGTACTGACACTTCTTGGTTTGAATTGCGCTAATGGATAAGATAATGGAAATAACCTACATACGCCCAACAGATTTAGATAGTATCTGGACTAAAGTAAAACCTTTTATGGAAGTGGCTGCTGAGTATACTTACGGTAGATTCACAACTAATGATATTAGAACAGAGTATAAAAAGGGTAGCCAGCAGTTCTGGTTAGCTCATGAGGGGGAAGAGGTATTAGGCTTCTCTATCACAGAGGTAATGGACTACCCTCAGACTAGAGCCTTAATCATGCACTTCACAGGGGGTAAAGATTTACCTTTGTGGAAAGCACCTATGCTAAAAGATATACAAGAGTTCGCAAAGACTAACGGGTGTGACATCATAGAGTCTTATGGTAGAGTTGGTTGGGGTAAAGTATTTAAGGAAGATGGATACAAATCCAGATTTACGTTTTATGAATTGCCAGTGGAGAGATAAGAACATGAAGATTAAAGAACTATTAGTAGATTTATTAGAGCCCTTTTACTATGAGACATTTATGCCTTGGTTTGAGGATAGTGGTTTTATCTTATATGGTGGTGGTGGTAAGGGCAAGAAGCCTAAAGCTGCTGCCCCCCTAGCTGGTGTGGAGTTTAAGCCCTACTCTCTAACAACCTCAACAGGTACTACTACTGGTGCAACAACTCCTGGTGGTGGCTTTGGTGCGGATGTAGAGCTTGACCCTACCATAGCAGCGTTAGGACAAGCTGGGTACGAAGGGGCTCTAGGACTACAGCCAGACTTACTAGCAGCTATCAAGGATAGACCAGACGACTTTGCGTTTGACTATGACCCTAGAGCTGCTGCTAAAGAATATTATACAGAACAGGCTGGACTACTAGAACCTCAGTTTGCACAACAAAGACAAGACCTCAAGAATGACCTCTTCGGTAGTGGTCGTATGGGGTTAATGTTGTCTGGTAGTAGTGTTGGTGCTGGTGAAGGTGGTATGGTTAGTCCTGATGCTTTCGGGTTAGGTAGAGCTCAATCTCAAACCTTAGCTGGTATTAGTGCTGACTCTAGACAGAGAGCCTTAGCTGAACAACAAGGTTTGTTTGGCATTGCTAGTGGAGCTTACGGTATGAATCAAGGCGCACAGCAACAGTACTTACAAAACCTACAAGGTGGTAGTGCTGGTCTAATGGGTCAAGGTGCTGGTATCTCAGAACTAGAAATGAATCTGATTAACCAAGGTCTCTCTATCGAGCAAGCTAGGTCTGGAGCTTTATCAAACTCTGCTATGGCAGGTGCACAACTAGCTCAAGCTACCCCACAGA